CGACCTCATCGCCGCGAATGCGGCCACGACTCTGGTCGAGTGCGCGTTCGGAACGTGGTACGCGAACCGTGTCGTGAAGATCAAGACCATGAGGGTCGCATCGAGCAACGGCGCCGCGGCCACGAAGCTGCAGCTCTTCGCGCACTTCTTCAATGTCTCCACCGTGGACAACGGCGGGTCCGCCGTCGTGAACGACCACGATACCTGGTCCTGCACCTATGCGGCTTTCTCTGCGGCGTTCCAGTGTGCCGTGGAAGCGTTCGGGACCACGCTCGACATCAGCACCGTCATCGACTTGTATTCCAGCGCATCGAACATCGACAGATGCTTCCAGCTCGATGCCAACGGCAAGGTCTGGTTCGCGCCGGTGACGATCAATACCTACACGCCGGCCTCGGCCGAGAAGCTCCTGTTCATCATCGAAGGGGAGATCCTGTAGAATGCTCGGCAGCGTGAGAGTCGTTGTCCCGCCCACCGTGGAGCCGGTGCTTCCGGAAGAGGTCAAGCTGTTCATCAGACAGTTCGACACGAGCCTGGACTCCGTGCTTGCCATGCTCATCCCGCTCATCCGCGGGTTGTGCGAGGACTATGTCAACCGTGCCGCCATGCTGCAGACCCTTGAGTACGCGCTCAACGAAGTCCCGACCGACTGGGTGGCGCTTCCTCGACCTCCGTTCGCCTCCCTGGTCTCCGTCATCTTCTACGATTCGGATGGCAACCCTACGACCATCACGAACTCGAAGTTCGATGTCGTGACGCAGGGCGCGTACACCGCCATCAAGATGAAGGACGATGAGGAGTGGCCATCCGACGCGGCGCGTAGCGTATCCGCCGTGGTCATCCAGTACAAGGCCGGCTCGAGCGTCGTGACGGATATCCCACAGAGTTTCCGGCTCGGGATCCTCACCGCGATCGTGGCTTGCATCGATGACCCGGGTCATGTGGACTTGAGCGAGTCGGCCATGCGAGTCCTGGACTCAATCCGTGAGGTTCCGATATGAAGAAGTCGCCTACACTCGCCATCGGCGCGATGAGGAACCTCATCGTCATCGAGACTCCGACGGAAACGCAGGCCAACGACGGATCCTACGGAGCATCTCCGTGGGTCACCTTCGGTCGGGCGATGGCTTCCGTCAAGCCGGTATCCGCGACCGAGTACGTCATGGCGCAGCAGATCGCCGCAGAGCAGACGCACATCGTCGCCATGCGGTACATGAGAGGCATCACGAGCGACATGAGGATCAAGTACTCGCCGGACGGGACCGTCCGGTATCTGTACATCGTCACGCCCCCGAGAGACCTTGACGAGCGGCATCTATTCATCGAGATGAGATGCCGGGAGAGGGAAGCCTAGCCATGCTTGACTTCATGGAGAGCCTCCGAGCCTTGCTGAAGAGCGATGCGACCGTCTACGCAGCCGTAGGCGAGCGCATCTACCCCGATCAGGCGAAGAAAGGGGCGGCGTTTCCTTTCATCGTCTACGAGTTGGACTCCGAGACCGAGCTGGCATCGTTCGAGACCCCGAGCAACACCCTTCGGACTGCGGCCGTGACCATTTCCTGCTACTACGAGGAATCCCCTACGGGCGCGGGTGGGCGCAGGACCGCAGCACGAACCCTCGCCAATGCCGTCGCGGCCAAGCTGCGGAACTACTCTGGAACCATCTCCGGCGGCGTGACGGTATCCGGTACGGACTCCATCGAACTCAGAACTGGGTTCCCCCAGGATGAGAGTGGAGACTACAGGATGGTGTCGATGAGCGTCGGATGCAACATATGGTACTATCTATCGTAGAGAGGAGGACTGAATCATGCCTACATTCAGCCACGGCTCCAAGGCCAAGATCTACGCGAACGGATATGATCTGACGGCGTTCTTCAACTCGGCAAGCGTGGATGCAAACCGCGACACCGCCGAGGTGAGCGTGTTCGGGAACGCATTCAAGGACTTCCTCGTCGGGCAGTACGGTGCGACGTTCAGCGCGGACGGATTCTATTCCGGCAGCGCGACCGATGCCCAGATGCTGATGGACCTCGCGTTGCGGAATGGCACTCCGGTCATCTGGTCCTACCTCCCCGAAGGCGAGGCCGCTCAGACGCTCGGATTCGGGTTCAGCTCGTACCAGAACAAGCACACGATCACCTCGAGCATCACCGAGGCGAACCGGATCTCGCTCGGCAGCCAGGCTACCGGACCGATCGTCGGCGGCATCTCCCTCGGGCCGCTCACGCAGCTCACGAACGCAGTGCCTGGAACGACAGGGGTAGACCTCGGCGCAGGGTTCACGGCCTACACGAAAGTCCGTGCCGTGGTCCATGTCACCCAGATCGGGGGCGGCGACTCGAGCGTCGCGCTCATCGTGCAGGGCGCGGACTCTGCCGACTTCGTGACCGCCCCGACCACCTTCATCACGCTCGCAACCGCGACCGCGATCGGTGCGCAGATCAGCGCCGAGGCGACCATCACGGGCAAGAGATACCTCAGAATTCTCGGGACGCTGACCGCCGGTGAGACCTGCACGGTGCAGGGCATTCTCTACAAGGCCTAAGGGATAGGAGGAAAAGACAATGGCTTTCACGCATGGTAGAGTGGCAACCCTCAAGATCGATGATGTCGGCGGAACGTTGCGTGATTACACGACCTACGCCTACAACATCTCGCTCGACCTCAACCGCGACACCGCCGAGGTGAGTGCGTTCGGAAACGCCCACAAGGACTACCTGGTCGGGCAGTACGGCGGAACGCTCACCTTCGACATCCACTACGACCCGACCTTCGTCGGGTATCTGTTCGCGCTTCTGATCAGCACGGCTGCCGGTGCGCTGACGGACATCGAGTACTCGGTCCAGGGCGATGCCGTCAAGTACGGTTGCAAGGGGTTTGTCACCTCTGTAAGCCCGAAGTCCTCGCTCTCGGACGCGAACGCATTCTCCGTTTCCATGCAGATCTCCGGCGCAGTCACCCTTGCCTAAGGGGACAGAAAGGCAGGAACAACCATGGCTCCTATCAGCATCTTCGGAGACCGGTCCCAACTCTTCCCGATCGATGTCGAACTGGCGGATGGGACGAAGACCACCGTCTACACGCGCAAGTTGACCGCAGGTGACCGCGACCGGTTCACCTCGGCCATGCTGGGAGAGGATCCGAGCTCCACGAAGTTCGGGCGCATCTTCTGCAAGGTCATCCAGACCTGCCTACGCGACAAGGATGGGAACCGGCACTTCGACGACTCGGAGGAGACCTTCCAGCAGCTCTACGAGGAGACGGACGTCGACCTCACGGAGAAGCTGGCAGAGGCGGTCCTCAAGCTCAACGGGATGACGAAATACGGTGGGGTCTCGGATGAGGAGCTGAAGAAAGCCGCAAAAAACTCGTAGACCGGCCGGACAGGATGTTCCTGTTCTCCCTCGCGGAGAACGTGTTCCATTGTTCGGTCGGCGAACTAGCAGAGCGGTTGACTGTAGAGGAGTACATATACTGGCAAGCGTATATGATTCTCAAGGTCGAGGAACTCGAGCATCGAAGCAAACACGGCGGGGCAGGATGATCAGCGTCCTGCCCCGAGGTCCAGAGGGGGATGAATGGCTCGGAAGTCCGCTAAGTTCACCGTCCGGGTCGATGGGGTTGCCGAGCTGATTCGAGACCTCCACGGATTCCATCGGGATCTGAACTTCGTGTGCGCAGCGACTTCCCAGCAGTCCATGGCTCCCGCACTGAATGTCGCGAAGAACACGACCATCTTCAATGATGCCGGCCAAGCCCATGGGCGGTGGAAGCACCCTCCCGGCAACCTCCGCAAGAAGATCGCCATATTCAGCCCTCCTCGGACCCGCAGGAACATGAACGCGAGCTGGACATCCATCGGTGTCCCTCGAGGGTCTGGGGCCGCCTACTATATCCCGCTCAACCAGGGACACAAGGTCAAGAACGCCAGAAACCCGATCACGGGCGAGACCTACCTATACTCCCGCCGGAAGAATGCGAAGACCTTCGTCGCGCCCCGTCCGTTCCTCCAGGAGGCATTCCGAAGGGGACGGAGAGGCGCGCCGAACCATTATCGGGCGAACATCACGAAGCTCGTACAGGCGTATAATTCAAGGATAGGAGGGACTCCGTAATGGCTGGTGTCCTCACCCAACTCCTTATCCGCATCGGCGCGGACACGACCCAGTTCGAGAGGTCGATCCAAAAGGTCGCCTCTGAAACCATCCGCGTCGGCAACAGTCTCCAGTACATCGGCAATGCGATGACCACGGCGGTGACCCTGCCGATCGTCGCTGCCGGTGCTGCCATCGTGAAGCTCGGCATGAACGCCGTCGAGTCCGAGAACCTCTTCAAGGTCGCCATGGGTGACATGGCGGGACAGGCGACGACGCTGGCGACCGGGATGTCGAACGCCATGCGCCTCAACCCATACCAGGTCAAGCAGAACATCGGTACGTTCTATGTGATGTTCGATAGCATGAACCTTGCGACCGATGCCTCCTACGAGATGGCGACCGGTCTGACGCAGCTCGCTTATGACATCTCCTCCCTCTACAACATCTCCAGATCCGATGCGTTCGAGAAGCTGAAGTCCGGCATCTCGGGCGAGGTCAAGCCCCTGCGCGAGCTGGGCATCTCCGTCTATGAGAACACCATCCAGCAGTACGCGCTGCAGAAGGGGTTCATCAAGCAGGGCGAGACCATGGACGAGACCATGAAGATGTATGTCCGGTATCTCGTCATCCTGGACCGCACCAACAAGGCGCAGGGAGACCTCACGCGCACCATCGCCGACCCGGCGAACACGATCCGTGGGATGATCGACGAACTGACTGCGTCCGCGACGCGGATGGGCGAGCAGTTCACGAAGAGCGACCTGTTCAAGCAGTTCATCCAGGCGGCGCAGGATGTCATCGACATGGTGACGAAGCTGATGGACGGCTTCCAGAAGATGTCGCCGAAGCAGCAGAAGATGATTGTCGACTTCCTGCTCATCGCTGCCGCGACCGGACCGGTCCTGCTCGCCATGGGCAAGATCACCACCGCAGTCGCTGGCATGATCAAGATCTACGGCGTGGCGGTCCAGGCGATCAA